TGTTTATGAAGAAGACGGGATTTCACAGGACGCATCTTCCACGCGGTACGTATAACACTTGCCATCCACCTTGTTCGACTTTGTCTTGACCTCATCCAGTGGAAGAGCCAGGGTGCGATAGCTGTCGTAGTTACGATGGAAGATCAGAACCGAGATGCCCAGACCAATCACAAAGGAAAAAAAGGCCGAGGCTCGATCGAGAGCTCGAGAGATATTGATCATCTCCTATTGCTTTACACCTGCGAGAAGATTGAAGGACACCGACGAGTCATCACAGGGGATCTCGATGGCGTTGGTCCGAACACAGCCCGTGTCCGTGTGAAAGACGCCGGTATCGTGAGGTTCAGGTACTGAGGGCTGTTTGCGGGCAGGCGGGATGATGACACAGGCGATGAGCATTCCTACGATAACACCTGCAGTCAACCAAACGGGGTTGATCATTACTGATTTTCCAGATAATAATAGACAGCCATCGCGATCGGCGTCGTCACCAGTCCCGAGTACGGAATGAAGATAGCCAGCGCCGTCAGCACGTAGGCCGCCATCACGTGGTTCGACAAGATCAGCACACGATAGGTGACCACGATACTGAACGCCCACAGAATCGTCATCAGAATCCCCACTACATATCCCACACCCGTGGTCAGAAAGGTGAAGGTTGACGAGGGCTTGCTGTCTTCAACGGGCTTGGGCTTTACGACAGCCCCCTTTGGTACTGCGCCCTTCGTTCCAGCGGTGAACTGCTGACCGTCAGGAATCATAACCGCCTGTTCGTTGCCGTTCTGATCAACAAAGTCAACTGTCAGACGACGACCACTGATGATATTGGCCGACGAGTTCTGCTGGGCGATCTTGGTCTGCAGTGCCGTTGCCTCTAGAGTTGCCTGTTGCTGGTTGATACAGGCTGTATCATTAGCGTTTCCCTGGCAGTTCTTGATCGCCTGGTCCTTGATATCCTTCATGTCGTCATCTGTCAGATTGGCCACGTTAGGATTCAGAGAGACGGAGGGAACCAGACCAGATCCAGCTGTAACATCCAAGTAGGATCCATCCTTCACCATTTTTTGAAGGGATTTTGTGATATCGGTAGCCGACTTCTCGTCGCCCCAGGTTGCCTGCTTGATAGTCAAGCTCATTGTTAGTTAGCAAACACGAAATTCGCAAGACCACTTGTAATGCGGAGGAAGTTGATCGACTCCACGTAAACACCGACGTTGTAGGTGTAGGCAAAGATGATGTTGTCTCCGTTTGCATTAACCACCACCGTAATCAGCTCGCCGGGTTTGAATAAATAGCACTGAGCCTGCGGGATGATAACGGGATTCGGGCTGTTGAGAGAGGACTTCACGACGTTCTCCACCCGCTGAGAGGCCACACCCATGGCTGTCGGAAGGGGTTGCTGGAGTGTGAGCCGAAGAATCGTCTTGTTAAACATGCTGGCATTCAGAGCACCGCTGGGTTGGTAGAGGTCATTGTTCAGAGCAAAGGAGTACTGGTAGACACCCGGAAGACCAGGAGCCTCACCGGTGGTGTGCTTATACATCTGAATCAGCGAGAAGTAGTTGGCCGGCTTCACTGTGAAACGTTCCTTGCCGTCGAGCAGAATCACGCCATCGATAACGGGATCCCGGGGAGAGACAGAGGTGATCTGTTGCTGACCACTTGAGTATAAGAACGTCTGAGATTGCGTCGAGTTGGTCAGCGATGAGAAGATGTCCGTATTCGTTGTCGTAAACGGAGCCGCCTTCGGATCGTCCCAGTTTGTGTAATTGTCCCAGTCGTTGATGAGAACCTTGTCTGTACGCTGGGCACTGAACACGAGCCGAGTCACCAAGTTGAAGGCCGGTAACAGAGAGTCGCTCGCGCCATATTGACCCGTATTGCTGATATACTTGATAGTCTTGACCAGGAAGGTCTGATCTGCTCCAGCAATTTGGGCCATCTCCATCTCCGTCAGATAGGCAAAGTTGCCCTCCAGATAAGGATCGGGAAAGAAGGTCGAGAGCTGGGGATTGGTCGGGTACCCATTCTTATCGGGGGGAGACAGGAAGGGACCGATTCCACCTGGGGCCGGAATACGCTTTCCATACGTCGGAGATCCCGAGTCTGTGTCGAGAATGGTGAAGAGATCAGTCAGAGGCCGATAATAGACGTTAACATAGATATCCGAGTTCTGCATGGCGACCAGGGGAAGAGCCAGACCGGGGTTCTCACAGAACCAGAAATGAAGAGGAATGGTCAGCTGACGAGACCGAATCGAGGGCTCCGGAACCTTGGTGTTCGGTCCCACGCCCGGATAGGCGGTCGGAGCAATCGCGTGGGGATACTGGTTCTGACGTCCATTGCCGTTCGCAGGATCGTAGAGCTCGGCGACATTTCCTACCATCTGATCCACGATCTTGCGTTTGTTCGTATCGTGAGTGAGATAGGAGTACATCTTCATCCACTCGCCTGTCATAGTCTGAAGAACCTGACCGTTGGCCGTGATCTCAATATGGTCGATCAGGTTGTAGCCGATGTTCTTGATCCACTGAAACTCATAGCCGATCGAGTTCGACCGCTGGTCAAATCCCGTGGGAGGTGTCACACCGCTTCCCAGGTAAGAAAGAGGAGACCATATATCAGGAAGGGTGATGATAAGATAGGTGTCCAGCAAAATCTGGGCATAGCGGTCGATACGACACGAAATCTTTCGTACTGTGTTCTGATCGAACTGAAGGTTCGAACTCGTGAACGTCATTCGGATCGACTCCATAGCAAAATTGGTATGACGACGATAGACGGCACGGAAGTGTGTCATGGACGGGTTTCCATTGACAAGTTCGTTCTGTGCGCCCACGCCGACGAGCTGGATAAGTCCTCCAGGCATTACTATTGTGATTAGACAAGATACGGTTGAATGCCGGGGTACGCAGGCGTGTACGAGAGCGTGCCTCCCGCACTCACGTTTTTAGGATTGCAGCAGAGAGAGGTGAAGACACGACCCAGCGTATCGCCGTAGTAGTTATTACGTCCCGGAGCACTCACAGTCAGGTTGTACTGATCGTCGCCGTTCGCCAGAACCGAGGTGTACATCGCATTCGTCCGGCGCTTCTGCGGAGGAGATGCAACGGCGATCGACTTGGCAATGATTCGGCGCTTATACTTGGTGATATAGTCCTGCGTATTATTGACCTGCATTGTAGTTTACGCAGAGAAAAGTCTAATCTATCAATGAAGTTTGTTCTGGTCAGCACACATGTTGATCAGACCACGGGGTACTCCAAGGTTGTGATCAACCTGCTCAAGCAGTTGACGACTCTGGCACCGGCTGTGAAGACCTACCACTTTGGGTTTCAGCGCCATCCCAAGCGCGAGTCGATTCGCAAGGTTCCCGTTGGTGTACTTGCCTATGATGCAGCTGCCAACGAGGATCCTCGTGAGGAGGGTTTTGGATTCAACAAGATTCACGAGTACCTGGAGATGGTGAACCCTGATGTGGTCATGATCTACAATGATCCCCTGATCATTCACAAGTTCATTGAGGCGATGAAGTACAAGAAGGACGAGTCTCCCTACAAGCTCTGGCTCTATGTCGATCAGGTCTATGAGGGAATCGCTCAGCCTCTGATTGATAGCCTCAACAAGAATGCTCATCGGATTTACTGCTTCACGGACTCGTGGGCCAAGACGTATGCAAACTACGGGGCCTGTCCGGAAATCGGAATCATGGAGCACGCCGTCGACTCCACGATCTTTCGCAGGATTCCCGAGGTTGCTCGGCGGGCGGTTCGGGCTCGAATGAATGTTGAGGAGGATGCGATCATCATGATGAATGCCAATCGCAATAGCTCTCGCAAGCGCCAGGATCTGTCGATCATGGGGTTTGTGGAGTTGATCAAGAGGCATCCCTCGAAGCCGTACTACCTGCTCTTTGTGACCAGTCTCAATGTTCAGCAGGGAGCCTACTATGATCTGGCTCGCATCTACCAGACGGAGCTTCGTCGCCAGGGTATGAGTGTCGATGACTTTGGAAAGCGCATGATGATTGTGGATACGGGTGACAACAACGCGAAGGCCATGACAGATGACATCATCAATGATCTCTACTGTGGATGTAATATCGGACTCAACACCTCGGATGGCGAGGGCTTCGGTCTGTGCCAGATTGAGCATCTGTTCACGGGTGCTCCCCAGATTGTGACAGATGTTGGTGGGTATCGTTCGTTTATGGATGAGTCGGTGGCTGACTTTATTCCACCCTCAGGACGTATCTATATGGCTGGTTCGATGCCCCTGGGATTCTGGATGCCGAACTTTACGGCAGAGAGTGTGGCCGACGCGATGGAGTCTGCAATTCACAGTCTTCCGGACAAGGAGTTGAAGGCTGTAAGGTATCCCTTCAAGACCTGGGATGCTGTCTGTGCCGGATTCCTCAAGGATATCAAAGCAGAAATCGGATCGAAGTCGAGTTAACCATCTCACCCATCCGTAACAGACGCTTGTTATCATCCCAGGCCGGACCATCAAAGACTTCCTTCGTATCCGGATCGATGATCAAAGACAGACCCTTGATCAGAACCTTTTGAAGTCGGCGATGCTTGCGAGTGGTATTACGCAGGATTGTTGCGTCCGAGTCCTCCGTCTTGATGTTCGGCTTGAAGGCCAGATCCTCACCTGTGGCCGTGCTGTCAAATCGCATACAAGAGACAACGGGCTTCTCACGAGCATGGAGTTTACGATGGATCTCGCAATCAATCGCCGACTCTTTCAGAAGAAGACCTATCTTCTGACTGATTCGCTCTTTCTCGTAGGCTGTCTCATACAGATACTCGTCAGTCGACATGAAGGCCTCGACCGCCTGCCCCTCGTACCGACGGATCGAGGTGTCGTTACGACGGATCGCGACGATGTTCGGGTACTCCGCTGACTTGGACTGTTCGTCGGTGAAGACCGAGACGTAGAAGCTGATCTTCACCGTCCGTTCCTCCATCGGCAGAGTGGCGTGAGAGCAAATACGAATCGCCCGACCGATGACCTGATCGTGACGCGCGGGTGTCCAGTGGGGTTCCATGATGTGAACGTGGCGGGTGTTCGCCAAACTAATACCCTCGGCTCCCGTGCTTGTCGCCATCAGCAGGGTCAGGATCTTCTTGCCACGCTTCTCGACGCTCTCCTTCAGCGAAGCGGGGAAGTTCTTGCTGTACTTATTATTGAAGATCTGAAGAATCAGATTACGCTCATCCACGTTCTCGTCGCCCGTGTAAAAAGTGTACGAGGGCTTGTCTTCCATATCCGGGCTCTCGACCCACTGACCCGCCTGCTTCACAATCTTATATTCCTGCCAACCTGCAGCATCTAAGATTGCCGCAAAGACCCCCAGACCTTCCAGAGACCGATACTGAGAATAGACGAACTGATTCTTGTCGCCCGTCGCCTTCACATTCTGCAACATCTTCAGAAGCTTGGGGCTGAAAGACTCCAGCGCCTTCTCCGACAGAAAGCGCTCAGAATCGGACCTGAGACGCTTGAGGATCTCTTCCTTGTCGGGCACATCGGTTTCCTTGAGTACGCCGTTGTATTCCTTCGTCACAGACTTGGTTAACTCCCTCAGATCGGGAGGAATGATGTAGTTGCAGGCCAGACGAGAGGGAACACGGTATGTACCCAGATCATCATCCAGAGACGAGCGATTGCGACGAGAATCGATCTTCATTTCCGTCCACCGCACCTCAAGGTACCGCGTGAACTGCTCCTTCGACATCGGGATCTTTTCGAGTGTCTTGTCGTCCTCTACACGACGGGGGACCAGACGCTCATCAGCACCCTTGAAGTAGGAGACCAGACCCTGAATACGCCGACGAAACATCATGGGGTTCTTGATGTTCAGACCATCGAGGAACAGACCTGCAAACTCCTCGTAGTCTGTGGGCAGACAGGTGAACTCCTCGGTGGTCACACGCTCAGAGGCAATCTCAGCACCACCCACTTCCGTCTCAATCTTTGACTTGATCGAGGCTACCCAGTCACCTGCCTGAGGAATAAAGGCCATGTCTTTCATGTACTGAACGGCAATCCGATCGCCGTTTCCATTGAAGGTCGAGCGAAACTGCGGGGGATTGCGAGTCACCATGACGTACTTCTTCAGAGCGTTAAACTCGATCGTGTCTGTCTCGGGAAGCTGACGGAAGGCCTTGGAAATGCGCTCCTCGTCCCAGGCGGCGATGGACTTGAAGGGAATCGTGATACGCTCAATCGGACCCCGAAGCAGGTTCATGAGATACGCAATCTCATTCGGACGATTGATGACTGGCGTTCCCGAAAGAGCCACGACCTTGCAACGCTTGGCCCGGTATATCGAATCGTAGAGCTTCACACCGCTCTCGGATTCGTTGATGACGCGCGAGATGAGGTTATGGACCTCGTCGATGATGACCACACTGTCGTCGTACATACCCGGCTGAATGTACTTGTCGATATTGTTCTTGCTCAGACCATTGTACTTGATGATATTGAACCGATTCTCGATGAGATCCTTGATCTGCTCGCGGATAACACCCTGCACGTTCTTAGGCTGAGCAGCAAAGTTCGGGTCACCGCCAGGAACCGTGGTGAAAAACCGCTGGTTCTTGTCCAGAAACTTATCGGAGATTCCCAGCTTCTTCGCTTGTTCGCGATTATCGGGATTCAGGCGGTTCTCGACCCAGTTCTGCTCGACAGCATAGACCGCATCACCGCACTTCAGAATCTCCTCAAGATAGTTCTCCTCCAGCGAGGCAGGGACCATGATGTACACCTTCGAGGTCGAGAGCAGGGACTCCGCCACGCCGATAGACGAGCAGGTCTTTCCTGATCCGAGTCCGTGGTACACGAGAATACCGCGGTAGGGCGTCTCGATCTTCAGGTAATCACGGATGATCTTCTGGTAAGGAAAGAGCTCACGAGTGTTCCCCGAGGTCTGCTTCCAGCAGAGATCCACATCCTTGTCCTCCTCGGACAGCGGATCCTTGTCCTTCTCCCTGTACTTCATGAAGACACGTGTGATGGCATCGGCAAATGCCTTCCGATTGGGAAGGACGTACGCCCGACTCATTGTCTTTCCCGCCGAAACATTTGCGTTGCTGATAAACAATGGATCTCACTCGGCGGAATCATCGCATGTGGATGATTACCATCTACCTCTTCTTAGTGGCGGCCTTTCTGTACGTGAAACCGTCCGTTGCCTTTGGGCGTAATGGACGGATTCGTCCGTTTGGGACGACAGATCGGGAATCGACGGTGTTCCCTGTGTGGTGGTGGATCTTTGCGTTAAGTGTGATTGCGTATTGCACGACGGTCTACCTGGCAGGATTCCGCTTCACGTCCTAGTCCGAAGGAAGTTGTAGTGGGCAGCCACGACGTCGAGATACACGTGCCTGTCCTTGAAGCGCGTGTAGATGTCCTCAATAAACAGACCGTCGGCCCAATAGGGGCCCTCTTGCCAGAGGTTGCACATATGACGAGGCACGATGTACTGAGCCGTATCGATCTTGCGAAGACGGGGTTCGTGACCACTCAGAACACCGTTGGGCTTGTTGGCAAACATCTCGTTGCCAGACTGATCCCAGGTATAAAAGTGGTCCTCATCGAACCGATCAAGAAGAGTCCAAAACTTATGATGAACGATATTGTCGTCGTCGAGAAAGTACACCAGTCCCTTCTCGACCATCTTCAGAGCCACGTTACGCTGACTGTTTCCCGAGCAGGTTCCCTCGGGACTCACATGACCCAGCTCGAGAATCTTCGGATGACGAAACAGCGTGGGATACATGCCCTTCGTCTTTGTCGTATCGTGAACGATGATCCACTTGTCCGTCTTCGTGAAATCAATCGAATCAAAAAGCCTGTAAAGGTTTTGAGGTCGGGAGCAGGGAGTAATAAGGGTGAGCATTGTTTGATATTTATGCCTGTGTTTAGACAGTTTCGAAGGTTGTGGCGATACTCTTGAGTTGATCAAGCATCGCCTGACGCTGAATGTGATGGGGCCGAATCAGGCTCTCACACTCGGCAAAGGTCTTCCACGCAATACCCGAGATCTCACGGCGTTGCATCGGTGTGAATCGCTGGTGAAGATTGACCTTGTTCGGATCCGTGATCACTGCCACGAAGTATACGTGGCGATACTGGATGTGATTGAGACCCTCGAAGGTCTCCTCCAGTCGGATATTGCGTAGGACCAGGTAAGCATCGCGGTCGACATTGGTCTCCTCGTTGAACTCGCGAATCGCACAGTCGACATCTGTCTCACCACGAATGCGCCGGCCCTTGGGAAAGCCCCACTCGGGCTCGGGATAGACAGAGGGGTGCGCTTCGACCAGGGCCTTCACATCGAGACGGTTGAAGCGCTCGCGAGAGACCATGAAGTCAGCGGAGGCATGATCGTCGCCCCACATCGAACGCCACAGAGACTCAAACGCCTGAGACTTAACCGCCGTCTGCTCCTCGATGGTCATGTTCTGGATCAGACGACCCACATACTGCTGATCTTCAGGATCGTACTTTCCACGCATGAACTCGGCGAAACTCATGCTGTCCTTGCGTCGTATCATCAGGACTCTCGCCTCGTTCGTCTTCACAGGTAGGCTGGGCTTATCAACAAGAATGATCCCACAGGAGAGGACGGGATCGGTGCAACCACGGAAGAGGTGACCCTTACCACCACAGTTGTTGCAGTACATTGCTGTCATTGGCTTTTGTGGAGATAGAGTCCGTTTTTCCATTGACTCTTTAATAAAGTTCCTTTGTAAACGATAAATAATGGGAGGCTCCACATCTAGAACGCAGTCGCCAATCTATGGACCTGTCCTCGGACCGTCCATGCTGGTCCCCCAGGCCCCCACCGTCTCCTCGTTTAACTCACTGAACATCGTCTCGAAGATCCTGGTTGTTCTTGTGGGCACCGGACTGATCGCCCTGTCTGTCTACATCATCTATCGCGTCGTTGTGGCCAACACGTCGTCCAAGGATGATAAGACCGCTCCATCTACGCCAGCCATCACCTCTGCATCCTCGGTTGACCAGGCACCGATGGCAGTTGATGGTAAGTCAGCCACCATCATTCCGGCAGCCAATGTTCCTCTCAACTCGGGATCAGACTACGGGATTCAGTTTTGGATGTACATCAAGGACTGGAACTATCGCTTCGGCGAGGCCAAGTCGGTCGTCATGCGTACAGATCCGACCAATCCGATGACAATCAATCCCAATATCTCGCTTCACCCTACAGAGAACAGTCTTGATATCAACGTCTCGATCTTTGGTAATAGCTCGACGTCCTCGGGTGCCTCGAATCCTGCCCCGGCGAATGGTGCTGGAGCTACAGGAGACAACTTCACCGTCACGGTAGAGAATGTGCCTCTTCAGTCGTGGTTTGCCGTCTCCGTGACCTGCTTCCAGCGTAACATTGACGTGTACATCAACGGCAAGCTGGTGCGTTCTGCGGTGCTTCCTGGCGTGGCTCGTCCGGCAGTGGGCGATATCACGATCGGCGCTAAGGGTGGCTTCTCTGGCAGTGTCTGTACTCTGAAGACCGCGGGCAACATGCTGGGTCCGGCCGATGCTGCAGCCTTTTACGCGGCGGGAACTCCCTGCTCGTCGTTTGTCCAGGGAAGTGGCGGGGGCACGGATAGCGCGAGCTCGCTCAATATCTTCGGATACAAGATCAACTTTGGAATCACGGATTCCTCGGGTAAATCGGTGGCAGGATTTAGCACCTAATAGTAATGCGCATTCTACTCAAATGTCCGACTCGGTCTCGGCCGAAACAGGTCGTGAATGTTTTAAAACGATACATCGAACTCGCAAATAGAAAGGATCTCCTGGGTATTTGCGTTTCGTGCGATAACGATGACAGCACCATGAATAATGGAGCGGTTAGAAGCGAGCTAATGAACGTTCTTGAACCCGTTGCATGGAAGGCCATGCTTTTCGGTGATAATAAGACGAAGATCGAGGCAGCGAATGCTGATATGCAGAATATTCCTTGGGAGTGGGATATCGTAATGCTCATATCCGATGACATGTCCCCTCAGGTTCAGGGGTATGACGAGGTGATCCGCTCGTACATGCTGTCTCGATTTTCGGACACGGACGGAATCGTCTGGGTCAACGACGGAACACAGGGGCGCAATCTGAACACCCTCTCGATCCTCGGTCGGCGCATGTATCATCGGTTCGGATACATCTACCATCCCTCGTACAAGAGCCTCTTTTGCGATACGGAGTTCACGGATTACTGTACGCCTGAAAACTCGGTCTATATTCCGTACTGTCTGATTCGGCATGAGCATCCGGGTACAGGATTTCCTGAACGAGGAGATGCTCTGTATGCAAAGAATCAGTCGTACTGGAGTCAGGATATGTATAACTACATCTCTCGCAAGACCTATGCCTACGACTGGAGTATTCTGATTCCTACGATCACAGGACGTGAGGCAACCCTACAGCGTCTTCTTGCCTCGATCAACGAGAAGAAACTCCGTATCTGCCCTGGACTGTGCATAGAGATCTGTCTCTCCTTCGATAACCGAGAGATGTCGATTGGCAATAAGCGTCAGCAACTCATGAAAGATGCCCGAGGCAAGTACATGTCCTTCATCGACGATGACGACGATGTCACTGATGCCTACTTCGAGGACGCTCTTGCCTGTATCCAAGGTGGATTTCATGTATGTCGCCTTCGTGGTCAGATGTCCGAATACACGTTCACTCACAGCATCGATAACAAGCTCAACGAGCCCATGGCCCGTGGAGATGTGTTTCTACGCCCACCCAATCACCTCAATGTGATGTTGACTGACATGGCAAACCTTGTGTCGTTCAGGGACGCTACATACGGCGAAGATCTGGACTGGACGATTCGTCTTGCAAAGACGGGATTTTTGAGCACTGAATATCAGTCCGATGAGGCACGAATTCATTACATCTATAATTTAGGCGGGCGCAAGGTCCATCCGTCCACCCTTAAGACACAGAGGGAAACAACGTACGAAACCATGTTAAAGACGATCTTCACTCCAGCGGGCGCAGTGATGCCCACGGAAACACCCCCGCCCAAAAAGACGGGTTTACGCTTGACAGCAAGAGGGTTTGTTTCTAAGTAAACAACAATGAGTGTGTTTGGATCTGTGGCCCTCGTGGTGGCCATCGTTATTGTTGGATATATCATCTACCGACTTGTCTATGGAAATAAGCCTTCTTACGGACCGCCCGATGCTACGGTTCTGGTCTCGGGCTCGATGGCGGGTACAACGTCCTCGACGTCGGATGGCGACATGCCACGTTCGTACAACCAAAAGCAGGGTATTGCCTTTACCTATGCCTGCTGGATCCTCGTCAACGACTACACGGTGAACTACGGAACACGTCGGGCTATCTTCACCAAGGATGATTGCCCCGGTGTCTACCTCGACACCACCTCGAACGGTATCGTCATCGCGGTTGACACCTACGGTGCAAAGGAGACCATTCTTATCGACAATATGCCGGCAGCCAAGTGGATCCACCTCGCCCTGGTGGTCGATCAGGATGCGCTGGATGTGTACATTGATGGTGTGCTCAAGCAACACCATTCTCTGGCCCAGCTTCCAAAGCAAAACACAAGCCCGGTTAAGATGGGTTCATCTTGGGATGGTGTTCTGGCGCAACTGTATTACTATCCTCGGTGCCTGACGGCCGTGGATATTCAGACTCTGGCAGCAACAGTGCCGACAGACGATCTGAAGAAGAAGCCGGCTGGCCCTCCCTACTTTGATATGACATGGTACACGGGGCGTTTAACTTCTCAGTGAGGAGTAATGAGCGCAGGTGGTCAAAACACGTCGACTCTTACGGGAATCCAGGGGATGCGTCTTCGTGAAACCTCTGATGTGACGAATCAGATTCGTGTGCGGGCTATGTACCAAGAGTTCAGTCCTACGACACGCAATGCAGTTCAACCCCGCATCAAGAACAGCTACACCAACTACCTCCAGTTTCTGCAGGGATACAAGGAGGTTTCGTCCGGTGTCGAGCAGACTACGGCTGCCAACGGGTCCTGTATCGCGTGTGCGGGACTGCCGTACAACGCACCTCGTATCTCGGGTGCTGTAGGAGCCACTATCCTCACCTTTGCGAACCCGTAAACCTTACAACTCCTTAGACGACTTTACTTCCATCGTCTTTGTACGCTTCTTGAGCGTCTTCCGAAGCTTCGACCTCACCTTCTTCTTCGACGCTGTCGTATCACGAGGGTTGTACGTAAAGAAGTACTTGATGAAATCAGGCGACGACTTATTCTTCGACAAATCTGTATACAACTCGGCCTTCTGACGCTTCATCGCAATAAAGCTTTCCTGCGTGCCAATGCAATCCTTGGGAATCAGGACATCAAATCGGCGCTTCGTGTTGGACTTGGCGACATCCATGAGATTCTGCGCAATACACAACATGTTGGCGATGTTGGTCTGATCGGGACCGAACGAGTAAGCATAGGCAAAGAAGAACTGGAGAATGGTCGGAATACTGGCCACCCGAATCCCGTTCTTCAGAGTGTGATAGCTGTGGCACGCCGAGGTCTCATAAAACCGAATCACTGAATCACCCTCCTCATTAATCACCGAATACCGACGAGGAAGGATCTCTGTCTCCTCATCGAGCTTCACCATCTCACCCTTCGTGAGACGCTCAATCGTGTCCTTTTCCGCCAGCAACATCACCGGTGTCGTCCAGTTCTTGCGAACGTGGATCTCGTAAGCGGTCACACCCAGAAGAACCACAGGTTCCTCCTTCAGCAAGGTCTCAATCTCCTTCTGTTGCTTGTCCGTGATCTCCTTGTGGTATTCTGTCTTCTCCTTCGGGCAGGTCGAGGGGTAGTACTTGTTGAGCAGTTGCAGACGGGAATACACCTTTTCCCAACGGCTCACATCACCACGAGGACGGGACAGTTCAAGGTACATCGACATGCGCAGGAAGTTCGGGGGAACATAGTGAATCTTGTCGATCACCTCGGACTCAGTCCACAGGTTGTCGAAGATCTTCTCATCCAGAAAGGTGATATCCGCCACACCCGTGAAATCGGCAAAGACCTTGAAGGTTCCGACGTGCACACCCGGACGGACCTCAACATTCTCCACGCCAGCCGTGGCAAGTTGATTCGCCACCATGACCGAGTGTTCCTGAGGCGTCTTGCTGAAAAAGTCGTAGTCGGGAATGTCGCGCTCGGGGTCGTAGAAGCGGTCCTTCTTCGGCAGAAGGTTGTTGATAGCCGTACCACCGTAACACATGACGGGATGGTGCTTGAGGAAGTCCTCGACGACGCCGAGACTGCGTTGAATTCCAGGGTCTGCCGCCGACCGCTTATCGTTTTCTACGGTCAGCTCCTTGACCAGGGCGCTGATGTCGTCCATTATAAAATGGAACTTACTTTGTTTTAAATGTTGGAAGGCATCAAGAATGCCCCCCAAACGGTATAATCTTCGCAAAAAGACGGCCCCTGTGGTGTGGGTCGACGACGACACCCTGAAGACCAAGGAAGAGGAGGACGACGAGTCTGACTCCGATTTCATGGACGAGGAGGGCGAGTCGGGAGACGAGGCTGATGATGAGACCGAATCTGAGATCGAATCCGAGGAAGAGGAGGAGGATGACGACACAATGGGTCTAGAGCGGTTGAATATCCCCAAGGGAGCCAAGGTCTCTGTGAAACTTCACATCCACACCATTCAGAAGGGCGGACCTTCTCGGATTGACATCGAGGAGGAATCTGAGGAGTCGGAGTCGGAGGAGGACGAGTTCATCGAACATCTGATGAGCAAGTACGTCCCCAGCCACAAGATCGGTAAGTCGTCCAAGAAGGACAAGCATGAGTCCAAGGACAACAAGCCGGCTCTGGCTCTGAATCACGAGGAGGAGGAGTACTTCGAGGAGCTTCCGAAGGCCAAGAAGCGGAAGTACAACGAGCAGATGAAGAACCTCGCCAAGCTCGTCAAGGACGGAGAGGTTCCTCAGAAGTTCCGTGTTCTTGCTCTGCCCATCAGCGATCATCTCAAGGCCACCGTGATTCGCAAGATCGATGTCCTGAATCAGATGGAGCCGGACTCGGGTGAGGTCCACAAGCTTCGGACCTGGGTGGAGGGCTTTCTCCGCGTACCGTTTGGCAACGTGGTCCCTCTTCCGGTCGATTTCAAGAAGAGCCCCGAGGACTGCTCGAAGTTCCTCTCGAACACCAAGGAGACGCTGGACAAGGCCGTCTACGGCATGGAGCCTGCCAAGACGCAGATC